TTATGATAGAGTTAATGCTTATTCTGCTGAAGCTTGGTTTGCTGTGTATGAAATTGATTTAGGACAATTAGTAGAAAGTGATAATGAGTAAATGATAATAGGAAGTCTCAGTATTAACGATGAAATTATAAGTAACATCAATATAAAAATTGGAAGCAAGACTTGTAAAGGGATAGCAATCAATATCCATTGTACAAGCTACAATTGTTTCAAAAAGGTAATCAATACTATGAGTAATGATAGATACAATCCTACTAAGTGTAGTAAATCTGGTGTTGTGTTGAATTATTTTCTTCATAGTGTTGAAACAGTTCATAAGAAGAATCTATTCAAAATTATTATAATACAGACATAAGTAAATGTCAATTAAAATAAATAAATTTTAAAACTAAAAGGAGAGTAAATAAAATGAAAAATAAAATTAGAGAAGCAATGTTAATAGTAATGGGAGCTACAATTTGGGGTATTATGTTGGTTCCTGATATAATGTTATTTGAAAAACTTGGAACAAATGAAATTGAGAGTGCCTTATATACAGTTATGGCAATTATGATGAACTTAGTGCCAATTATGTTTGTTACCATGGTATATGACATAAATAAAAGCGTAAGTGGATCAAAAGAAGAATGTAGTAAGAGTGATGAAATTACTTATACTTCAAAAGAAGAAGCGTAGATTGATGAATAAGTCAAATGGAATATTAATAGTGAATAAGCTTAATAATTGTAGATTTGGACAGTTCGGATTCTTATATATAGAACAGATATTATTCAAATTTTGATAATTTAAAACAAATATATAGAAATGAGGTGTGTGTCTTCAGTGGTAAAGTTCACGTAAAAATAAACGCATGCAGTATTGTTGTAATAGCATTTATACTGTTATATTTTGATAGATTAGATATTACATTTCTCGATTTTATATGTGGAAGTTTCGTGGGATGTCTTGCTCCTGATGTAGATACAAAAGAATCAATCGCAGGAGCTGTATTTCCTGCTTGGCATTTTTTGAATCACGGAACAGTTACTCATACATTATTATTCAATATTGCATTGGTGGCAATCTATTATTATTTACTACCGACAATGACAATAGCTGGAATTTGTTTTGGAGTATTCAATCATCTTATAGCAGATGAATGTGATGGCTATAGATTAAAATATCTATACTATCCATATGTAACTAATAGAAAAGGAAAGAAAAAAACAAAATAAATTGAGGAGAAATAAATGGAAATATTGATAAATTTTATACTCGGAATAACTATTGCATCTTATATAGTTGTTGGAAGCTTGATAATTAAAAAAGTAGTGTATAAATTAATGAGTGAAATAAAGGCATTGTAACATCTTATTTTCTTTGTAACAACGTCACCGTTACAAAGAAAATTTATTGTTACATTTACAACAAAAGGAAGTGGTGATTAATAGTGATTAATTTTAATTTAATATCTGTTACGCTTAATGTTTTCTTTGGTAATAAAAGCAAAGATAATAATACTGATGAATATAGCAGTAGAAATGTTGGTAGTAATGATAATTATGCTGATATTGATATTATTGATGAAAAAGAAGAGCGTAGATTAAAGAAGCAATTGAAAAAGAATCTTAAATATAATGCAAAACTAAGAAAAAAAGCTGGATTAGATACAACAAGATATGTTGTAAGAGCGAATGGGACAACTTATACTGAAAATCCATAACAAAGAAGGTGAAGAAGATGATAACTAATGAAGTAATCTTTGGTGTATCATTATTACTATTCATGTTGGCAAGTTGGGAATTTTGTTCATACATGTTCAAGAAGAATAATCATTCTGTTGAAGCTTCTAAGCATTCTAAAGAGTTAAAACTTCCAACAGTGAATAAGAATAAGAAATATCACTATGAGAAGGTAGGATAAAATACGTTTAATTAACAATGAGGCTATATCTATGTTGTAGAGGTTGTAATAGCGTATATAAAATGAGGCTATCACTGTGTTTGATAGGTGTGTTTTATATACGCTGTTTTGTAGGAGCACAGTTATTTTAATCGTACATTGCATCAACAGAATAAATAGCTTGTCTACAAACAAGCGTACACAGAAGTGAATAATAGTGAATTATAAATAGTAGTTTAAACGAAAGGGAATAGGTGAAACAAATGATTATGTGGTGTCTAGAATTTAGTGCGTGTATTTATGTTGTTGTTAGCACAGGATTATCTTTATATATGGGTTATACTGGTTATAAAGCTATCAGAGAAATGTTGTTGAATAAAAGACAAGAGCAAGAATATGAGTATGAATATGTTAAAGTTAATGAAGAAGAAAATAGCGAACATGCAAATTAATCGTTCAATAAGTCCTGTAACCGTTGGTATATATGCATTACAGGGTTTATTAATCTATTATAGGAGATAAATAAAATGGGAAAACTTATTGATAAACTTAAAGAGTTTGGAAAATATGCAGCAGAGCGTGATAGACAAAACAAAGAAAAGAAAGAAAAGGAAAAAGAAGCCAATAGGATTGCAAAGTGTAAAAAATGCGGATGTGAGAGTTTAAGTATGCATAAAAAGGGATATGGGATGATTAAAGGTCTTACTGGTGGTATTTTAACTTTAGGTAATCCAGTCGGACTAGTTGCAGGATGCATTGGTAAGAATAAAATGAAAGTATATTGTATGAATTGTGGTTATAGTTGGAAAGTATAAGTAAATTATAAAGAAAGGTGCTGGTTTAAATGGAAAAACTTCCTGTTCTTAGTATATTTCATAAAAAGTTTGCTGATTCATATATAAGAACTGGTAGAGCTAGTGAATCAGCCAGGCAAGCAGGAACTAAATCAAAAAATCCAGAGATAGCAGGATATCAATTATTACAACGTGATGACATAAAAAGCTATATTCGTATACGGAGAGAACAAATAAATGCATCTGATAATAATGAATTGATTGCTGATATGAAAGAAATAAAGCAGTTCTTAACTAATAATATTAGAGAAGAATCAATACCAGATAAAGATAGAATTAAGTCTGCTGAGCTTCTTGCTAAGTTATTAGGTGGATTTGATAAGAAAAATGATTTAGATTTAGATGATGAAAGAGTTGTGATTATTGATGATTTATTAGATGAAGATAATGAATCTGTTGAAGGTGATAGTGATGATTAGACTATCAGAACAAATAGCACCACATTTTCATAAAACATTTCATTCTAAGATAACACATCAAATTGATATTGGTGGTAGAGGTAGTACTAAGACAAGCAAAAATGCTCTGAAGATAGCATATTCAATGGTATATGACGATAATTGTAATTGTATTGCTATTAGAAGAAATAAGACTACTCTAAGAGATAGTGCATATGCTGAAATTAAACTTGCTCTATGTAGATTAGGATTAATTGAGAACGTTGACTATATTTGTACAATATCACCATTACAAATCAAGATATTAAAGAATGACAATTCATGCTTCTTTGGTGGATTAGATTCTTATGAAAAGTTAAAAGGTATGATTGGTAATGTTTCTAGAAAAGATAATCAACAATTACAAATGAAGTATGTTTGGCTTATTGAGATAACAGAGTTTAGATCTGTTGATGATATAACTCAAGTAGTAGCAACATTTAGTAGAGGTATAAAAGATTATTTTTGTGTGTTGGTAGAATATAACCCGCCTAAGAATAAATTTCATTGGGTTAATCGTTGGTTGGAAGTCATGGAAAAAGATAGCGATTGTGTTGTAACCAAGACTGATTATAGAACTGTTCCTGCTGAATGGCTAGGTACTAAGTTTATAAAGATTGCTGAACAATTAAAGAGTAATGATCCTGAAAGATACAATCATATATATCTAGGGCATGTAACTGGAATTGAAGGTAATATTTATAACTTTGATTTAATCAAAACTATTGATGATTTCGAGTATTTACCAAATGAAAGACCAGTTCAATTAGACTTTTCAACAGATACAGGGCATATGACATCTGCAACTACATGTAGTGCTTTCCTGTGGACTTCTCTAGGTCGTTTAATCGTATTAGATACATATTACTACTCTCCTAACAATAAGACTGTTAAAAAGACTCCTAGCGAGTTCAGTAATGATATAGCAGCTTTTGTTAAAATTATTTGTGGTAAATATCAATTAAATTATTGCAAGATTGTTATCGATTCTGCTGAAGGTGGAATAAGAAATCAATTCTTTAAAGATTATAATGTGAGATTAGTTCCTGTTCATAAGACTACGAATGAGTTAATGATTGACAATGTATCAGAGTTAATAGCTAGAGGATGTATATATGTTGTAAATAATCCAAATAATCAGATATTCTTATTGGAGCATAAGAACTATGAATATAAAGAAGGTTCAGCAGAAAAGGGTAAGCCAGAAGCGAATAAGAATGAAAAGAAAGTATTGGATTATTTAGATAATGCTTATTACAATACTCATTCTAAGAGTTATACTAGCACATTCGCTGACCATACTTGTGATGTGTTGAAATACATAGTTACTAATAACTTACAATTATATGAATTAAAGTATTAATATCAAATTGCATAAGATAGGAGGAAATCATATTGAATATCTTACAAAGAATGAAAGGATGGTGGCAAAGTTTGTTTAATTTTAACAGCAAGATAATTGAAGATACAAGTATTAATTTAGACTACTATAATGATTATATAGCATATTGGAAAAGCTTATATCAATGTGAATCTGAGACAGTATCATTTACTAATCCTGATGGAAATACTAGAAGTAGAACAAAGAAGAATATGAGATTAACAAAATTGATTGCTGAAGAGTTAGCATCATTAGTGTTTAGCGAGAATACTATTATTACAGTTGATGATGAAGTGTTGAATGAATATGTTCAATCAGTTTTAGAAGAGAATGATTATCTATCAAAGAAGAGTGATTTAATCGAAATGATGTTTGGATTAGGCGGTTCTGTAGAAAAGATATACAGAGTAAATGATAAAACTAAGATTAATTATGTTACTGCTGATAATTTTATCCCTACTGAATGGAATCATAATAAGATTACCTCTGGAATATTTCTTACTTATAGTGAAAAGAATAAGTATAGATATACATTAGTAGAGAAGCATAAATATGATAAAAAAGCTAGAACAATGACAATTGAATCAGAGTTATATAAGTCAACGAATCAAAGTTATGATAATTCATTTGGTTCTAAGACAAAGTTATCTGAGTTATATCCTGATATACAAGATGTTGTATTGATTAAGAATGTATCACAACCATTCTTCAGTTATTGTAAGCCAGCAATTGCAAACAATATTGATTTAGATACTCCTTTAGGTATAAGTATATTTGAGAATTGCAGAGATACAATTGATATACTTAATACTTGCTTTGATAGTTGGGATAGAGAGTTCAAACTTGGTAAGAAAAGGATATTAGTTCCTGCTAATATGATTAAGACTAGAACGTTAACAAATGGGACAAAGGTAAGATATTTTGATTCTGATGAAGATATTTTTAAAGGTCTTAATGATGATGGAACAGGCGATACTAATATCAAAGATAATACTCAAGAGCTTAGAGTAGAAGAACACATAGCCACAATCAATGCATTGTTGAATTATCTATGTATACAATTAGGATTGACTGTTGGAAGCTTATCATTTGATGCTAGAGGTGGATTAAAGACAGCGACGGAAGTGATTAGTGAGAATAGTAAGACATTCAGAACTAAGAGAAAGCATGAAAGAGCTATAGAGTCTAATATCAAAGAAGTTATTACATCTATAATCGAAATCGGTATGTTATATGAAGATATAGGTGTTGTTGATGATTATGAAATAGATATTAAGTTTGATGATTCAATTATAACTGATTTAGAATCTGCTAGAGAGAAGGATATGCAGGATGTTCTATCAGGTCTTTTAAGCAAAAAGACATATCTAATAAAGCATAAGAATCTAAGTGAAGAAGATGCTGATAAAGAATTATCATTAATTAAGAGTGAGTCTGATATATCATTATTCACTGCTGAATAGAGGTGATTCTAATGTTGACAGCTACACAGATGGATAATTATAGTAATTATTTAATAGAGTTATATTCAAAGTTTGAGTTAGATGTGTTGATAGATATATCTAAAAGTATTACTAATATGGACTACAAATTGATGTTTGATGAATTCAATAGACTTCAATCCTATACAGGAAAACAATTATATGACAAGACTATCAATCAGATAGGTTCATTGTTGAATAAGTCTGAGAAAGAAGTACAAAACATATTAGAATCATCAAGCTTAAAGAGTACTACTGTTGATGATAAGATGTTGATTAGAGAAGGATATAACCCTATTCCATTATTGGACAATATTAGAATGCTACAGACATTAAAGGCTAATATAATCAAAACTAATGGTGATTTACGTAATCTAACAATGACTACAGCTAATACAGTACAGCAAACATTCATAAAAGCCTCTAGTAATGCACATATAGAAGTAATAAGTGGCACAGTAAATCTTGATAAAGCTGTTCGTACAGCTATTACAACAAGTGCTAAAGATGGATTGATTATTAAATATCCTACAGGTGCTACAAGGACTATAGAGAGTGCTGTGAGAACTGCTGTGACTACTAGTCTATCACAAACTACAGGAGCTTTAACAGAAATAAGAATGGAAGAGTTAGGATTAGAATTGGTAGAGGTCACAAGTCATGGTAATAGTAGACCGGACCATGCTGTATGGCAAGGTAAAGTATATACGTATAAAGGTATGAGTGATAAGTATCCAGACTTTTATTCTTCAACAGGCTATGGCACTGGTAAAGGCTTAAAGGGATATAATTGTAAGCATGACTTCTTTCCTTTTATTGAAGGTTCTGATAGAGCTACAATTGAGCCAGAAAGAAGAGTTAAATATAATGGAAAAGATATGACAGAGTATGAAGCGAGTCAGATACAAAGATATAATGAAAGGCAAATAAGGAAATGGAAAAGACAGCAAGAAACTCTTAAAGCAAATGGATTTGATACAAAGAAAGAATCTGATAAAGTTAAGCAATGGCAAGCAAAACAGAGAGATTTAATTAAACAGACTGGGTTAAGAAGAGATTCACCGAGAGAACAGATAGGATGAGAAAGGATATGACGTATATTGAAAACAGCACAAGAAGTAGTTGAATATTTATATGATTGGTTTAATAATCTTATTACTCCAAAAGTAAGTATTAAGGATGGAGAGGTTACCATTGATAATGAGTCAATTACTGTTGATGGTGATGTTAGTATTGAAGGAGCGGTTACAGTTAATGGTGTTGTAGGAATAGATCAAGCTACTGCCAATGCTAACGAAGTTGTTGTAAAGCCTAACAAAGATAATCCATTATATATCAGAATAGCAGATACTTATAATCCTAATCTTGATGCATTTGGAAGAGTGCGTATTAGTAACCCGACCTCTGTATTTGATAGCCAATTACAATATGATGCACAACCATTAATATGGCAATCTGTATTGACTGGTACTGGAACAGCAACACATTTACCAAATGAATCATCTGTTAGAATGAGATGTAGCACTTCATCAGGTGATAAAGTTATAAGACAGACTAAGAGATACTTTAAGTATCAAAGCGGTAAAAGCTGTCTTGTTGAAATGACAGGTGTTATGGGTGCTAAAAAGGCTAATGTTAGACAAAGAATAGGACAATTTGATACTAATAATGGATTATTCTTTGAGCAAGATTCTAGCAATCTAAAAGTTGTAAGAAGAACATATGCATCAGCAACTCCTATTGATACTGCTATTAATCAATCAGATTGGAATATTGACAAGTTAGATGGTACAGGTACAAGCGGTATTACTCTTAATATGTCTAAAACTCATATATTTGTAATTGATTATCAATGGCTTGGTGTTGGCAGAATAAGATTTGGATTTGTAATAGATGGTGACCTTGTTTATTGTCATACTATAATGAATGCAAATATACTAACAGAGGTTTATATGACTACTGCTAATCTACCATTAAGATATGAGATAGAAAATACAGGAGAAACAGCTTCAATAACTGATATGAAGCAAATATGTTCTGCTGTAATGAGTGAAGGTGGATACGAAGAAGAATATGGTATTACCAGAACTGCTTCGAATGGTATTACTCCTATAGCTTGTACGTCTAGAAGACCTATATTAACAATTAGACCAAAAGCAACATTTAATTCAATTACAAATAGGGGAACAGTTCTTCCGTTGAGTATAGATTTACACGTTGCAACTAACTCAGCTTATTATGAAATTGTTGTTAATGGCAGTTTAACTGGTGCTAGTTATGCTAGTTTAGGAACTAATAGCATATCAGAATTTGATGTTGCATCAACAGCGATAAGTGGTGGAGAAGTAATTGGTAGTGGATATGTGTCAGCATCGGCATCAACAAGAAATCAATTGACAGAATTAATCAAGAGTAAATTAGTATTAGTAAATGATTATGCAGGAACTACGCCAGACACATTATCTATTGTTATAACTTCTATGTCTGGTACTAGTAACGTTGCGTCTTCATTGGATGTAAAAGAATTATATTAAACTAAAAGTAATTTAATATTACTAAGTAATTTAAGATTACTCAATCTTTGTCAAGAAAAAGACGTTAAAAATCGTAAGGAGATTAAACATGAAAAGAGCAGAATTAAGTAAGCTAGGTTTAGAGGAAACAGTTATTGATAATATTATGAAGTTGCATGGTGAAACAATTGAGGCAAAGAAAAAAGATATTGCTTCATTAACAGCAGAGATTGAAACATTAAAAGCTACGAAGGATACTTATAAAAGTCAATTGGATGATACTAGTTTAAAGCTAAAGGATTTTGAGAGTATGGATATCAATGCAATTAAGAAATCTGCTGAGGATATAAAGGCACAATACGAAGTAAAAGAAAAAGAGTTAACAGGTAAATTAGATAAGCAAGCATATGACTTTAAGATGAAGGAATATATAAGCCAATTCGAGTTTACAAGTGAATTAGCAAAAAAAGGTGTAATAAATGAACTCAACAGTAAAGGATTTAAACTTGATGGTGAAAAATTCTTAGGTGCTGATGATTTCATGAAAGAATTAAAAGATTCAAACCCTACAGCATTTATCAATAAGGAATCAGATAAAGAGCCTAAGCCAAATTTTGGAACTCCTACTAACAATAGTGGCAAAGGAACAAATGATGCTTCTTATGATTCTTTCTTTAAGGCTGTTATGGGTAAATAATAAATCACTCAAATAATAACAATGAACTTCATAAGAAGTTCTAAGAAAGAAGGACAAATATTATGGCAAATAGTTTTTCATTAATTACAAATTATGTAGATGCATTAGATGAGGCTTATAGATTAGGTTCTTTAACTTCTTCTTTAGATAATACAGCCTTATCTATGGAAGCAGAACAAGCAAATCAGATTAAGATTGCTAAAATGGCATTACAAGGACTTGGAGATTATTCAAGATCTAGCGGCTACGTATCTGGTGATGCAACGTTAACTTGGGAAACACATACATTCTCTCAAGACAGAGGAAGAAAGTTTGCTGTTGATAGTATGGATGATATGGAGACTGCAAAAAATGGTTTTGGCAGACTAGCAGGGGAATTCATTAGAAACTATGTTGTTAAAGAATTAGATGCTTATAGATTCGCAACATTATATGGTAAAGCTTCTAATAAAGTATCAGCAGATATTACAACTAGTGCCGCTGCTCTTACAGCCTTAGATGTAGCAGAATCAGCTATGAATGAAGCAGAAGTGCCAGAAGAAGGCAGAAAATTGTTTATGTCTGATGCGTTCTATACTTTACTTAAAAATTCTGCTACTCTTAGTAGAGATTTTAATTTAATGAATTCTAAAAAATTAGATAGAACATTCTTGGCGTTTGATGGTATGGAAGTAATTAGAGTTCCTAAAACTAGATTCTATACTGCTATTACTCAATATAATGGATCTACTGCTGGTCAAGAAGATGGTGGATATATTAAGAATGTTTCAACTGGTAAAGATATGAATTTCATGATTGTACAGCCTAATGCTATTGCATATCAAGGAATCAAACATGCTGTTAATAAAATTGTTACTCCTGAAATGAACCAAAGTTCAGATGCTTACTTATTCTTCTACAGATTGTATCATGATATGTTTGTATATGATAACAAAGTAGACGGAATATATTCACATTATAAGACTACATAACAGTAATATTTATTGAATGATTGTAATTGTAAGATTATTGAATTACTACAAAACATAGCAATATCAATACTTTCATAGATTAGTGTCTAAAATATATATTTTAGTCAATAAGTTGTACAGAGTGAATGAATAAATTGCTCTGTACAAATCTATAAAGAAGGAGAACATAAAATGATTGAGGATTTAAACAAGTTAAATTTGTATGAACTCAATAGCAATATTGACAAGACAAAGGATAATGATATTGTTGAGATTGTAAAGAATAGTGTTTATAAGTTCGTTACAAAGAGAGCATTCTTATTAGACTTTAAAGGAAAAGGATTTGAGATTGTTGAGCCTGTTGAAGTTGAACAAGTTGAACAAGAAATTGTTCCTGAATTAGTTGTTCAGCCAATTCCAGAGGTTATAGAACCAGTTCAACAAATTGTTACTGATATAAGATTAAAAGACGAAAGAATAGACAATAGAGTTGAAGATAAAAGGGTAGATAAAAAAAGAATTAGAAAGGATGTTTAAATATGTTTGAGAATACAAGAAATATTCAAACGTTAGCGGTTACTGGTGCAACTGATGGAGAAGATTTAACAGTTACACTAAATAGAGTAATGGCTAATCTTAATGCTATACTTGATGAAACTATTGTAGTAGCTTGTACACCTGCAACATTAGGAACAGCTTGTACACCTGCAAGTACTGATTTTGATAGGGATGTAACAGTCACTGTTAAAAATTCGCTTGGAGAATACTTGAATTACAATGGTAGTTTAGGAGCAGTGGCAACCTATGTAACTGCTGGTGATGGCACAGCTGCTGTTGCTGATAGTGCTACAACAATGGATTTTGTTAATGGTGTTGGAACAGTTAATGTAGTATATACTGGATTATTTTCGCCTGGTGATACGCAAACTCTAACTGTGAGTGGTTCTATTGGCGGTAAAGCCGTCAGTGCTACTAGTGTTGATACAATCATTAGTGGTTAAACTATTTTAGATAGTTTAAATAATTGATAGAGGGTCATTTGACTCTCTTTTAACAAATAGGGAGAGGATAATAAATGGCGTATACTAATTATTTATACTATACTGGCACATTCAAAGGATTCAAAATTCCATCTCAATCTATGTTTGATTATTATATAGAGAGAGCAGGAGAAGTCATTGATGAAAGATTAGATGTAGATGTGTCAAGTATTATAACAGATTATGAAAGCGAAATCAAGAAGTGTAATTGTGCTATTGCTGATTTGTTATACAATGAAGAAAATGGAAAAGAATTAACAAGCGAGAAAACATTGACATATGCTGTAACTTATGATAGAAGCAAGTCTAAATCATTAGACCAAAAGATTAATCAAGTGCTAAATCGCTATTTGATGAATACTGGATTATTGTTTGGTGGTTTAAATGACTTTGTAGACTATGTAGAATGCTAGGTGATGATATATGATTACTAACACTAAAATAACTCTATATAACGCTTATATCAACACTACAACACGCATGACTGACTATCATAGAACTGTATTAGATTCTGTTCACTATGAAGGGATTAGAGGAAGAAGCAAAAATTCATCAGGTTCTGAGAATGCAGACTCAGTAAAAGTATCAATACCATTTACTGTTAGTGGTGGTACTTATGTTTCACCAAAAGCCTTTGCACTACTATCAAGTAAATCAGGGTACTATACTCTTAGCGAAGAAGATGTAATTGTTAAAGGTGAGATTGCTAGTAGTGTATCATTCTCTAATCTAGAAACTCTATATGATGATGTTGTTGTTATTACATCTATTGATGTAGCAGATTATGGTAGCCTTCATATGAGACATTTTGAATTAAATTGTAAATAAACCTTTCTGTATACGCTCGTTTGTAGACTCAGGAAATTTATTAACCTATCAATGTTCATTAAACGTATATAACTTTGCTACAAATGAGCATATAGTAAAAATAGCCTAAATCTGTTGGTATCACTACATTTCAACAATCCTTACAACCATTGGTATTACTCAAAGTAACTTAATGTTACTTTCAAAATAAATTTAGGTTACTTAGAGGTGATAAATATGATTCAACAGCCAAGAAATAATGCGGTAATGACATGGACTCCACTGTTTGCAGGTGTATATACTGGTAAATTTAACAAAGTTCAGAAATTTGTTGATAGTGAAGTATTAAGACTTACAACGCCTTATGTTCCGTTGAAGAGTGGAGAATTAATAAGAAGTGGTATAAGAGAAACGATTATAGGTAGTGGTGTAGTAAAATATAAAACTCCATATTCACAAAAGTTATATCACGCTATTGGATTTAATTTCAGAGGTGCACCACAAAGAGGAGCAAAATGGTTTGAGAAGATGAAAGAGAAGCATAATAATTATATTGTTACAAAAGCAGCAGAATTAATGAGAAGTCTAAATTAAAGAGGTGTAAAATGTCAGCAACCCCAACTAGTATTGTTGAATATGTAAGAAATTACTTTATAGATTGTCCTCATTTATCATCTGGTAAATTAATCAATATATATAAAGTACTTCCTGACCCAATAACTTATTCAATAGACCCAGTTAGTGCACCTATGACTATTCTGATGGATGTATTAGGTGTTAGAACAAAGGAGTTTAGGTTCTATTTTACATCTGTTCAACATTGCAAGACTACAGAGCAAGAATTAGCTGTACAAGAATTCTTATCAAATATTGTTTCTTGGATAGAATCAAATGAGGACTTAAAAACATATCCAACAAGTAATGGTGAGAGCATAGAAGTTTTGAATACTCCTGATTTATATTCAAAAGACCAAAGCTTATCAAATGGAGTATATCAGGTATTAATAAGCTATATATATAAAGATGTGTAATCTTAAATTACACAGAATAGAGAGGAAAGATAAAAATGTCTAAGATTAAAAGAAAAGAATATTTACACTATATCCAAGTATCAGCGACACCTACATATTCAGTACTGGGAGCCGATTTAGAAGCTCTAGAAGTAGCAATGAATATGAATGTTGAATCAACTGTTAATATCCTTGGTGAAAGTGCAATTAATATTTCCAACGGAACTAAGACAGCTTCAATTGAGCCATATTTTGCAAATAGTGGTACTGATTTGTATAATATGTTACAAGGCTTTATTGATAATCAGTCTGAGCTTGATGATTTGATTACGTATGTAATTGAGGTTAAAAAGTTTGAAACTGCAACAGCGACAGGTTATCCAGCAATTAAGAAGACTGTTAAACTAGAAGTTGTAAGTTATGGCGGTAGTTCAACAGGATATCAAATTCCATTCAATGTCCATTTTACTGGTGAACAAACGACTGGAAGGTATAATATTACTACAAATGTGTTTACTTAATAGCTTTAATATAGATTGAGGCTATTACTAGCTTATAGCGATTATAAGAATGAGGCTATATCTAGCATACAAAGAATATATTAACTACGCTAGTTTGTAGGCAAGCTACTATTTAAGTTGATACTTACACTGATAGAAAAAACTGTGAAGCTACAAACTAGCGTATATAACAAACAATCAAATAAAGGAGATTACAATATGTTAAATTTTAATACAAGTAAAAGAGGTACGCCAATTCACTTAGACAGTTCTGTTGAACCAGCGTTTTATATTGATGCAGGAAACATTGAATTTATAGAGAAAGCAAATGAGTTATATAAAGAGATTAAGAAGTATAGTGAAAAATCAAAGAATAAAAGTACTGAAGTTATGTTAGATGAAAATGGAATTCCAACAAATCAAGAGGATTTTATTGATGATATGAAGAAAGAGTTTGATTTTGTTCTCAGCAAATTAGATGACTTGTTAGGAGCAGGAGTAACTAAACTAGTATTCAAAGGTAAATATTCACAAACACTGTTGGCTGAATTTATGGAATTTTTAAGTGATGCAATTATGCAAGAACGTACATCATATTTAGATAAATATAAGAAAAAAGATAGTGGTGTATTATAGGAGGTGTTATGAATGAATTTATTAATTGATTCATTACCTACTAAAATTAGAATAGAAGATAAGTTGTATGATATTGACACAGACTATAGAAACTGTTTAACAATTATAATGGCTTTTGAAGATGATGACTTAACGATGGAAGAGAAGTATTATATTACAATAGGAAATTTGTATAAAGAAATTCCCCATAATCTAGAAATTGCAATTCAAAAAGCTATGTTATTTCTAAATTGCGGAGAAATTGAAGAGAAGAAAGATATAGAAAGTGTTGTAAGTACTAAGCCAAACGCTAGAATGTATTCTTTTAGTAAGGACCATAAGTATATATTCAGTGCTATCAATCAAGCATCAAAAGGATTGTTGTCTACTGGATGTTATATTCATTGGTATCTATTCAATAGCCTGTTTCTAGAGATTGATAAAGATTGTTTCTTTTCAACAATACTAAGCCTCAGGTCACAAAAGGCAAAAGGTAAATTAACGAAAGAGGAACAGATATTTTGGAGAGATAACAAGGATATATTAGAAATAGAGAGTAAAAAAGATATTATCGTTGATAGTGCGTCAGAAGAAGAAATTAGAAATATGGAAGAGTTTGATAGGAAGTTTAAAGAAGCACAAGAACAACATAGACTACAGATGTAGTCTTTTTTTTAATCTTTTATTACACATAGAAAGGAGATGTATTATGGCATTTGCAGGTATACTAAATTTTAACACAAATATTAATCAATCAGGATTCAATCAAGGTACTTCTGCATTAACCAAGGCTAGTGCTAAACTAGGAATGGCTGTTGCTGCTGGATTTGCATTGGCAGGTGTAGCATTAGTAGCATTTGGTAAGAAAGCTGTTCAATTAGCATCAGATTTGCAAGAAGTGCAGAACGTTGTTGATACTGTATTTGGTAATATGGCAAAAGATATTGATGAATTTAGTAAGACAACTTTAGATAAATTTGGATTGTCAGAACTATCAGCAAAGAGATATGCAAGTACGCTCGGAGCAATGTTAAAGCCAACAGGATTAGCAACAGGGCAAATAACAGAAATGGCTAAAACACTTACTGGTGCTACTGGTGGAATGGCTTCATTCTTCAATAGATCGGCAGAAGTAATAAATCAAGATATTCAATCTTACTTCGCTGGTTCGTCTGAAACAATGTATAAATATGGATTGATTGCAACTGTAGCTAATATGGAAACATTTGCATTATCACAAGGAATCACAAAGCTTTGGAGAGATATGTCTCAAGCAGAACAACAAACATTAAGATATAATTTTTTAGTACAGAATCTAGGATATACTTTTAATGACTTTTCAAAGACAATAGACTCGCATGCAAATCAAACAAGATTATTATCTGAAAGATGGAATGAGTTTCTAACATTAATTGGTGGACAATTCTTACAAACACTTACTCCTGTTGTCAAGATGTTAAACACTTTATTATCAGGATTAATTAATGCGACTAAGCAATGGATTAAATTCTATTCCGTATTAACTGGTAGCCCTATAAAGGATAGTGGTATGGCAGATACTGTTAAAGTTACATCTGATAGTATTGGTAGTGCTAATAATAATCAAAAAGCTTTGAATAAGTCTATGGCAACTGGTGCAAAAGCATCACAAAAAGCTGCTAAAGCTCAAGAAGATGCTAATAAAGCTTCGGAAGGACAATTAGCTTCATTTGATAAGGTAAATGTAATATCTGAGAAGATAGCAGAGAATGCTTCATCAAGTGCAGGTTCTGGTGATATTGGTGGTTCATCTGGTGCTGGATTTGATTTAAGTAATGCAGGAATAGGCTCATTATCTGGTGAAATTGGTTCAGATGTTACTCTTAATCCTGTTCTAGAAAAATTAATTACAATTATAAGTGAAATTAAAGCAGGGTTTGAGGCGTTGAGAACAATAGACTTAACACCATTCTTTGAATCATTTTCACCATTAATGAACATTGACTGGGAACCGATAAAACTAGGATTATCAGCAATGGCAAATGGATTTCTAACACTTACAGAATCAGTAGCAAATAATCTATTAGCACCTTTTGTTACAAATGTATTAGTTCCTTTTTATGACAAAATGATAGAAGGAGTTATTCCAGCAGGATTGAAGTTAATTGGTGCTGAATTTGAATATGTTGGAACTGTATTAGAAAATCAGAAAAAGAATTTTGAATTCATATTTAAGATAATTGGTGCTATAGCAGGATTTGTATTAGATGGAATAATATTTGCTTTTAATATGTTAACAAAAGCAATAAAAGCTCTCAACAGTTTCGCTAAAGAAAATCCAAAGATATTTGATTCTATTGTAACAGTGTTATTAGTAGTAATCTCAACCTTCTTACTTGTTGAAGGCGCACTACGTGTATATGCTATAGTAATGGCTATTGCTACAGCAGTAACTACGGGATTTGCTACAGTAATGGGAATACTAACAAGCCCTATAATACTTGTTATAGCAGCAATTGCAGCAGTTATAGCAATCGGTGTATTGTTATATAAGAATTGGGATGTAATCAAAGAAAAAGCACTACAATTTTGGGAGTATCTAGTAAAGCTATTTACACCAGTAGCACTTTGGTTTGATGAAAATGTAGTTAAACCAATTGTTGTTCTTTTCACTTCTATATGGACGAAGACTAAAGAAATATTCAAGTCAGTATATGATAGTATCAAAGAGATAGTATTACCAATTGTATTATGGTTTAATGAATCTATTATCAAGCCTATATTAACTTTATGGGGTGAATTCAAAACACTTATAAGTGAGGTTATTACTCAAGCATGGGATATTGTTAAAGCAATATTTTTAACAGTTGTTGCTTATGTTGAATTATTTGTAATTGCTCCATTACTAGAAAAGTGGGAAACATTTAAGACAGATATTAAGACTAAGTGGGATGCAATAATAACTGTATTTGAAGAAGTATGGGGTGCTATTTCTACTTATGTTAAAGAAAAGGTAATAGATCCAATATTAGAAAAATGGGGAGAAATAAAAGAGAAGTTAAAGCCTATTTGGGATAAGGTTATGAATGTTCTACATGTTGCATTTGCTCACTTTATCAATGCTCAAATATCTGGATTTGAAACATTTATCAATTTCTTCGTCAAAGGTGTTAATACCATGATAGGTGCTATGAACAAATTAAAGTTTGTTGTGCCAGATTGGGTTCCGAATATTGGTGGAAAATCATTTGGATTCAATCTAAACACATTGAATGAAGTTAAATTTGGTAGAATGGAAGTTCCTAAATTAGCAACAGGCGCAGTAATTCCACCTAATAGTCAATTTATGGCTATACTTGGTGACCAGAAATCAGGAATTAATATTGAAACACCTTTAGCTACTATGATACAAGCATTTGAAACAGCTTTAGGTAACAAAGGTACTACAGATATTAATGTAAACTTTACTGGTAATATGGCTCAATTAATAAGAGTATTGAAGCCAGAGATTGAAAAAGAAGATAGAAGAGTTGGAAGACGTAAAGTCTCAATAGCATAGAGAGGTGAGTAACTTGACAAGTATAATTATAGACGGAACAACTTACAATATACATATATCGGAGATAGATATTGATGGACAGTTTTTATATAAGTTTGCTGAGAGAACTATTTCAGGTGCTTTTAAATCTGAAGCAATAGGATTTGTAGAGAATCAAACTATAACTTTCCTAGGAAATAACAGTAATGACTTTATATCATTGTATCAAGCATTAAGTACAATTAACGTAGATGGAAATTATAACAGAACTGTTGAAGTGTATTCGCCTCTTGGTAAGTATAACTTTATCATGTATCCCGATGCTCTAAAAGTTAAATTAAAGAGATATATAGATGGTGCAAACTCTTATTGGGGTTCAATGACTATAAACTTTATTGCAACATCTTGTGTTAGATAGAAAGGAGTGATTAACTTATGGCAATCACTAATCCACAAATAAGATTAAAGCTATTAGACTTAACAGCAAAGACAGATAGTGTGCCAACATCAACAGATATACAATCTTTTGTAGACATTGATGATATCAAGAATAGTTTCACTCCTACTAAATACACAACATTAGAAGATGGACAATGGGAATTTAACAAAGAGTTTAAAATATTACCAGATGATTTAACTAGTGTACAATGGGGTTACTGGTCGTATTCTATGAGTAATTCACTAGGAGCGTTCACAACACCTGTTGAGCTTATTGTATCATTTGATAGTCCTCATACATCTAACGGTATAACTATTGACTTCTGGGGTGCTACTGGTGATTGGTGTGATGATATAGGTATCTATTGGTATGATAGTGTAAATGTATTAATTGATAGTGCTAATTTTACACCAGATGCAAGTACATATTTCTGTAATAATTTAGTAGAAGATTATTATAAAGTCAAGATAGTATTCAACACTACAAATAAACCATATAGATATGTAAAGATAAAGAATATTGATTATGGTGAAATTGTATTATTTGATAAGTCTATGATAGTGAAATCAACATTGTTAGAAGAAGTGGACTTAACAACTGATACACTTACTATTAACACACTAGATTTTACTGTTCAATTACTTACAAGTGCTAGAACAGAGGAAATATTGACAGTATTACAAGAAACTCAAGAAATAGAAGTTATTGAGCTTGTTAATGATGTCCCTTTTGAGGTAGGAACGTTTTATGTATCTATTAAAGAAAAGAAAGAGGAAAGAATCCTTAGAATTGAAGGAGAGGATTTAATAGGACAATTAGAATCAACAGAGCATTTAGGTGGGATATATACTAACATAACAGTAGGATCGCTGATTGATGAAATAATGTTACAATTTAATTCTACTCTATATGAAATTGATAGCTCTATTGCTAGTCTAGTTGTCACTGGATGGCTTCCAATTCAAACATGTAAAGATTCATTGCAAGACTTAGCATTTGCTGTTAATGCTGTTGTGGACTGTTCTAGAAGTAATCTAGTTAAGATATATAGACTTGATTCATCAGATGTGGTTATGTTGGATAGAGAAGAATTATTTCAATACACTGAAACTGATGTTAAAAAACAAATTAAACCTGTTACAGGAATCATATTAAGTCTCTCATCATATTCTGAAGTTGCTGAAACTGTTGAATTGTATAAGAAAGTATTACCAATAGGTATACATACAATAGAATTCTCAGACCCTTCTAGCAATCTATCGATAACTGGTGCAACGATTACTTCAAGTAATGCTAACTATGCAATAATAAACGTTGTAATAGAAGGTGAAGTAATTATCTCTGGATACAAATATGCAAAGAATATTACAACATTAAAGAAAGAGAATGCATTATCTTCTAATTTAAAGCCTAACTTGATAAAATTTGATAATACTTTGACTTGGGATATAGAACAGAATGCAGAATATCTAAGAGACTATGAGACACAATCGCATGAAATAACATTTAACAAGATAGCGAATGATGTAATTGTTGGAGATTATATCTCTGTTGAAGCATATGGAAATAAGACATTTACTGGATATATCGTATCGAACGATATAGACTTATCTAATGGTTTCAGAGGTAATATTAAATGTATTGGTACAATCATATGAAAGGAGAGCTACAATGGCTTCGTGGACTTCACCAATAACAAATAGAACAATTGCTACTCACCCTAGTTATGGAACAACTGACTTAAACAGAGTTGAAGAGAACTCAGAATATCTCAGCAATCTATTAAACTCAATGAATTATACACAGTCTGTTATAACTGATTATACATGGCTTAGAACTGAATGGTTCGCATTAAGTGATGCAACACAATATTTGTTAAATATAAGCACTATTAGAAGTGTATTAACATTACCAATTACGACTCCTACCGTACCTTCTTCTTTAGATGATTTAACCTTTACTATTGCAAATGATATAGAAAAGATTCAATTGGACGTATACGAATTAGCGAATGCTATTGTATATGAATCAAATCTAAAGAGAGCAGGAACATTTGGTGCTGTAGCAGGTGCTGATATTGGATTAATTTAAGTAACATCAAGTTACTCAACAGAAAGGAATGATTATAAATGTCAGACTTCAAAGATCGTGTACCTAGCCCTTTAAAAATTGGATGGAGAGAATTAGAAATAGTAGAAACTGGAACATCTGGCTTAACTGTTGGTGCTACATTCAAAGCTAAAGTAGATTTTGCAGATGAACCAACAGAAGTAGGAACACCTTTTGCTAAGAGTAACATAGCAACGCCTACAGAGGCATTAGAAGCAACAGATGATTCAAAGGTAGTAACAGCTTACTCATTATCATTACTAAGCACAACGCTTAATGATGCATTGCTATCTATAGCGTTAGGTGGATTAGTGTATTAAATATAATCTAAAATTAAAGGAAGTGATAAACAATGGCAATAGTAGGAAAAAAATATACATCAACAGGAAGTACTTCAACATGTTTGACTGGTGCTTCTTATACAACAATGGTTGAATATGATACGAATAAAGTTTTGTTAATTGGAAGTACATCAACAGGATTACAATGTGCTGTAGCAATTCCTGACGCTTCATTTAATGGATTTGATACAATAGGATCATATTATCAATCATCTGCACCAGCAATAGCTCAGTATATACAAGCAGTAGCAGTAAGTACAACAAGAGTAGCAATATCATATAAAGTATCTGGTACAGATTATGGATATGTTGTGATTGCTTCAATTGCTGGAACTGTTGTTACATTTGGAACACCAATAAATATATTAGCAGGATATTATTCACCAATGGGAATTGCTAAATTAGATACTGATAAATGTATCGTTCATTATGGTAACTCAACAACAAGTGTAAATACAACAATAATTACAAATGTTGGTACAGTGGCTAGTATGTCAGCAACACCATTATCATACTCTGCAACAAGTAATGCTGTATTGTTAGGTCAACATTTAATTCAAGCAATATCCTCTACACAAGCACTAGTATTATATAAAGGCGCAACTAAACCATGTGCTAGAGTTATAGATATATCTGGAACAACAATGACAGCTAATGCAGAAGTTGAAAGTTCAGCGACAATAGCAAGTGGTAGAACTCTATGTCTTAGTCCTGTATCATCTACTAAATTTGTAATGGGAGCTACTTTATCAGCTACTAACTATCCAAACTTTGCAATAGTAACAGTATCTGGAACAACTCCAACATTTGGAACTTATGTTGCCACGACAAGTTCAGCGGCAAATCTAAAAATGGAGATAATTAATTCATCATATGTAATATGTAGCACTGATACATCAGATTATATATATTTGATTAATATAAGTGGTGCTATACCAAGTATTGTATATCAACGAACGTCGCCTCCTGCTGATGATTACACTATGATTGCATTCTCTGATACAAGAGTTATAGGACTAAGTCCAACAGGAGCAATTACAACTATGTTGATTGATGCACTTTCAACAGTGGAAACAGTTACAGCTAGTAGATTAATGCTTGAAGTAGGAGCAGGAAAGCAAATAGAAATATCTTCAATCTATGCAACTTGGTCTTCTACTAATATATCAATAAATGATGTCAAAGTATCTGATAGACTTGTAATAACGTCTACAACTAACTCACCTTTACTATTACCTAATTCACCAATCGTATTAAGTGCTGGTGATAAACTTTATGTCACATCAACTGGTGCTAATGTTAATATGTATGGTTTAGAAAGAACGGTGTAGAATATGAGATATATTTTTGATAAAGAAAGTGGATATCTCAAGCATAAAGATGATACAAATACATTTACTTTTACAACTGATGTAATAAGTGTTAATGATGTAATCATGTATAAGAAATTCTCTAAGATTGTTGATAGTAATATTACTGATGCTAAGTCTTTGCAAGATTTGAAAGATAAAAATAAACTTGCTAAAGAATCTAGAATAGAAGAACTATTAGAACTAGATAAAGATGTTCCAAGAATAATCGAAGATATTATAGGGTTTATAAACTATGAACCACATCAAAGTAAAAAGGATATAATTAACAGAAAGAAAGCTCTCAGATTAGAATTAAGCACATTTGTTGAAGAATAATAAGCTTAATTTAAGAATGAGGCTATGACTGGTTTCGTACTATTATTACTATACACAAAGAATGAGGCTATGACTAGCTTCTAAGATAGATAAACCTATATGCTTGTTTGTAGACACGCTATTATTTTTAATGTATAAAGTATCAACTAAAAAAACTGTGAGGCTACAAACAAGCGTATAGAGAAAGGCAGGGGTATTATGTTAAACATAGCAAGTATAAAAGCAAATGACACGTTTCAATTTACATTAACAATTAGTGTTGACGGAACTCTTTTAGTTGGGGCTGTTAATAATTTAGCAAGCCAAGTTCGAACAGAAGATGATACACTTTTAACAGATTTTACAATAACAGAATTAGGAAACGGAGTTTATGCTCTCGTAGCAGATGATACAAATTTTCCAGAAGGCAAAGTTTATATGGATATACAATATACTGATGAAAACACCAACACAGTTACTAGCTCTGATACATACTCTATAACTGTTACAAAGGATGTGACTAGAGATGTCTGATATTTCAATAGAAATTAATCCAGTTAATGTTAACTTTGAACTTGAATACTCTGCCTTAGGTCAACAAGGCTTAAAAGGTGATAAAGGAGATGATGGAGCACAGGGTATTCAAGGTATACAAGGTTTGCAAGGTATACAAGGTATACAAGGTATACAAGGAATTCAAGGTGTAGCAGGTGTAGCAGGTGTTAATAGTGTTTTTGCAACACTAGAAGTCACAACGTCAAAAATATTAGCGTTGACAGATGCAAGCACTCTACAAAGATGCAATAGCGGATCTACTATTACAGTGACTATACCGCCATTTGTCGATGTTGCATTTCCAACAGACACAGAAATCGGAATATTTAGATATGGTTCTGGAGCTGTAACGCTTGCGCAAGGTGCAGGAGTAACAATCCTTAGTGCAAGTAGTAACAAAAGTATATCGGCTCAGTATGCATCAGCAGTTATCAAAAAGATTGATACAAATACTTGGATATTAGTCGGAGCATTGTCTGCTTAGGAGGGATTAATTATGTTATTTACAAATTTTGGCGTGATTCCTTCGAGTGGATCTAATCCTTATTTTACAATGGTTGTCGATACTACAAAGGCAGGGTCAGCAAGTAATACTTTTATACTACCTTTACCGAGTACTGGTACTTATAATTACTCGGTTGACTGGGGTGATGGAGCTGTTGAGACTCACACAACAAATACGAGTAAAACGCATGTGTATACTTCGAGTGGTGTTTATACTATTAAGATTATAGGTGTATTCCCTAGGATTTATTTTGCAAACACTGGAGATAAATTAAAATTGATGCAAATAACTAACTGGGGAAATATAATTAGCAATGGTTATAGAGCGTTTTATGGTTGTTCAAATTTAACTTGCACGGCTAACGATAGCTTAACTTTATCTGGAGATTGCGAAAGCATGTTTGAAGCGTGTACTTTATTTAATCCAGCTATTTTACTTTTTAGCACTATTAACGTAACATCCATGAAATGGATGTTTTGGCAATGTGTTAATTTTGCTACTAACTTAGAATATTTCTATGTAAATAATGTCACAAGTATGCAAGGAATGTTAAGAGGAACAAAATTCAATAGTTCTGTTTCTAATTTTGTAACTTCTAAAGTTACAACATTTTCGCAAATGTTTGAGTATAATACTATTTTTAATCAAAATTTAGCAAATTTTGATACATCTAATGCAACAACAATTGGAAGCATGTTTAACTCTGCCACAAATTTCAACCAAGACGTATCACATTTCAATATACAAAAAATTATAACAGCATCATCATTTTTACAACTATCTGCATTTTCAAACGCTAACTATGACTTGCTTCTCGTTGCATGGGCAGCACAAACAGAAAAACCAAACGTATCATTCCACGCAGGTACTGCAAAATATTCATCTGGAGCACCTGCAAACGCTAGGGCATCTCTTTTGACAAGCGGATGGAGCATTTTGGATGGAGGGCAATTATGATAAAACAATATAAATCCGATAAAAAACTAGATAACAAAAAAATAAAAAAATAAAAAGAAAGTCTATCAGGAGGGCAAAAAAAGACATGATTGAGCTAAAAGCATTAAAAAAGTTTTGGGTTATAACAATCAATCAAAATGACAGTACAATAGTACATCATGGGGTAGTTGATGCAGGTCAAGCATTTGCTACAGGTCAACCTTGCGTTGAAGAATATGACAACGAAGCAGATTATATTGAAAGGTTGTCAGAACTTGGAATAGAAGTTGAGATAAGTTTGTAGGATAAATAGTTTATCTCAAAATACAAGTAAGAAAGGAGACAAGTTGATGGAGAACAGGACGTGTGAAATTTGTATAAAAGAGCAAGAGTTAACAAAGTTAAAAATAGATGTAGGCGTTCTTCAATCAAAAGTGGATGGCGTGGAAAAGGATATATGCTTAATTAGAGGAGATATTTCACAACTGAAACAAGGTATGGAGAAAATTAACAATAAGATTGATACTCAGTTTAATTGGTTAGTAGGAATATTTATCACAGTATTAATCACTAGTATAACTTTGTTTGCTGGAAAGTTCATGTAATACTTAGAGGCAATATTATGGCTATGACTAAATTGGAATCAAAGAGAATTGTATTTCTTACGTTAGCAATAGGATATTTAGTACTAACAATAATACAAATGATTACAAAAGTAGAGGTACCATCGTCATTCACAGCCTTAGTAGGATATATAATTGGTCACTACTTCGGCTTTGATGATGGTGGGGTAAGAAAAGAATAGTAATAAATATGAAGCTCTTAGAAAGCTTTGACTGGCTTAAATTTTAGTAGTTCAAATTCCCTATAATAATCTAAAAATTTATATAAATAAACGAACTTTGTATTACGTAGAGTTCAAATATAAAGGTAATTTAATTATCTTAGTCCTAGGGAGGGCAAACAAATGATGGAAAATTTTATTAATAGTGTTAAAAAGTTCTTTAAAAATTTTAAAAGTAATATGGTTAAGATCATATGTACAATTACTGGATTCTCTGTTGAAACACAAAGTTTTTATTTGACAGTACAGTTATTTGCAGGCATGGGTGGAGAAGATTGGTTAATTTATGGTATATTAGGTGCTGCATTCGATATTCTTAAAATTGGAGCAGGCGTCGCTTTTATTCATTACTGGAGAAAAGGAAGTATTGTATATGCAATACTTCTTCTTATCTTTGTTTTGTTTTGCACAGGTGTATCTATAACCGCTTCAACAGCTAATAGTATGAATAAAAGTAATGAAATAAGAAATGAAGTAATTGTTAAAACTGATTCAAGCAAAGATTTTAATAAAGTAAAGAATGATAGAATCGAAAAATGTTTCACTACTTTATCAGATAAACAATCTGAATTAGAAGTATTTAATTCATCAATTGATCAACAAGTTAATAACAGTGTATCTAAATTAGAAATTGATTTAGAATCTGCTAGAGCAAAAGGGTTAATTACTGGAACTTA